ATGGGCGACGCCACGGCGGTCGAGATCATCACGGCGGCGGAACTGATCACGCCGGATGACTACACGACCGAACTGGGCAAGCGCTGGGCGGCGCACCGCAACGAGTGGGTGACCGTGACCGAGATCCGGCTGGCGCACACCGGCGGCCAGCTGGCGGGCTACATCGTGGCCGGTGACGACAACCACGTGTTCGGCATGGCGGAGTGCACCGACGGATCCTCCAAGTCGGTGGCGCACTGCATCCTGGACACGGCGTCGGGCAGGGAGCACATGATCGCCAGTGTGATCGCTGTCTGGGCTGACAGCTGGGGCGGTAACTGATCCTGCGGGTGAGGTCGAGGCGCGGCGTAGGCCGTGCCTGGACTCCGGCGCAGGGCCGGATTGAGCAAGGGGGCGTCATGCCGAAGTTCGAGATCCACGCCAACGGGGACCGTCAGGAAACCATCGAGCTGGAGATGCCCAAGATCGGGCTGCTGATCGAGGTGGTCAGCGCGTTCTGGACGCACGATGTGTTCCGCAACGAGGGTGGCTGCCCGTTCACGGTTGCGGTGGTCAAGCACGACGGCCGAACCGTGGCGTATGGGTGGCTGGAGCCTGCGGGTTGGATGTGGGACGACATCGACGAGGCTTACGACGAGAGCTGATCCTGCGGGTGAGGTCGAGGCGCGGCGTAGGCCGTGCCTGGACTCCGGCGCAGGGCCGGACGTACGGAAGGTGTGAGCATGAGCTACCGCGTCGAGGTGCTGGAGCCCCTCACGGAGGAGCCGCTGGGCTTCCTGATGGCCGAGGACGACGAGAATCCGAACAACGTCGAGCGGGTCGCCAGCTTCGACACCCTGGAGGATGTCCGGCAGGCAATCGGCGAGTCGATCGCCGCTGGCCGCCCGATGGACTACCTGGTCGAGGACGAGAGCGGCGAGCACATCGGCGTGGCCTACGCCGATGGGGAGGTGTGGCACTACGAACTGCCCGAGGACTGATCCTGTGGTTGAGGGTGCGGGCCGCTACGGCGGCTCGTCGCCTCCGGCACAGGGCCGGATGAGAGCGAGGGCACGATGACCTTCCGAATGATGATCCGTGAGGCTGTCAAGGGTGGCGGCATCGAGGAATATCACCCCGAGGTCAGCGCCAAAGAGATCGACTACTTCGTCACGGTGACGGAGAAGTTCTACGGGGCCTGCCCGCAGTTCTTCGCGGTGACGATCATCGACGAGGACACCGACGAGCCGGTGCTGTACGGGGCTCGCCAGCAGGGTGACGTGTGGCGCTGGAGCGGGGCGTACTACGCACCACGGCCGAAAGGCTACTGATCCTGCGGTTGAGGTCGAGGCGCGGCGATGCCGTGCCTGGACTCCGGCGCAGGGCCGGACGGAAGTGAGGGCATCATGACCAGGATCATCGACCAGCGGGTCCGGGAGTTCGTCGCCGAGACCGGGCTGGATCTCGTGACGGTCAGCGAGTACGTCGAGGACGTCGTGACCGGCTACATCGGCACGCTGTTGTGGAGCGAGTCGTGCAACGGCACGGCGCCGTTGCACGTCTGCGACCACCTCAGCAGGCAGGGTGACGAGGCTGCCGACTGCGACACGAGCCTGGATTCGCTGGGCTACGCCGAGAACGATCTCGCCGGGGAGGCTTACGACTCGATCCGGGAGGACGTCGCGGACTTCGTCTGCGCCAACTGGGCGGACCTGTACGGCTCCGACATGGACGCCGGGCAGGCCGGTCACGACTTCCTGCTCACCCGCAACCACCACGGTGCGGGTTTCTGGGACCGGGGGCTCGGCGAGCGTGGCGACAGGCTCACGGCCAACGCTCACCCGTACGGCACAACCGACGCCTACGTGGGAGACGACGAGCTGGTCTACGTGAGCTGATCGTCCAGATGAGGGTGAGCGCCGGTTACGCCCGGCGCTTCGCCTCCGGTGGATGGCCGGCCGATTTCCAGGAGGAATCTCATGATCGCCAACCTGATCGACAAGACTCACGCCATCGGCGGTATCCGGGTGGCCGAGCGTCCCCGCCGCGCTGTGCGGCGCGGTGGCCCCGTGGTCATCGTGCCGCTGGCTGACGGTTCCGAGAAGGTCTACCCGGTCGGCCGTGATGTCGAGGTTACAGGCTGGACGGAGCCGTTCCAAGCGGGTCCGGTCAAGGCGCTTGTCGGTGGTCAGCGCATCGACTACGCCGAGCGTACGGCCAACTTCACCGTGAGCCGTAATCCTCGCTGAGCTGAGTGTCACGGCCAACTTGACAGGGTAGGGTGAGGGCCGCTACTGTGGTCCTCAGCAAGGCAACGAGCGAGAGGGACGGGACATGGCAATCACACAGGACGTACTGGCGGGCAGCGCCGCATACGACGCAGTAGCCCAGACGGAGAGCGTCGAGGAAAAGCGACACCTGCTCCGGGCGTTCCGGCCGGGCGTGCTGCACTACCTCGCCGATGCGGTCTACGTGGAATGGGAGGGGCTGCGCGAGGAGACCGTGATCAACAACATCCTGACCGAACTCTGATCCTGTGGTTGAGGGTGGGCGCCAGCGTGCTGGCGCTACGCCTCCGGCACAGGGCCGGTACGAGCAAGGGAGCGACATGGACCCCAACGCCGCGTTGGAGCAGATCAGGGCAGCCCGCCGAGAGATCCAGTCGGTGGCCGAGCAGATCGTCTGGCCCTACCAGGGCGACCGTGAGCGGAACCTGGAGCGGGTCGCCGAGGAGCTGGCCGAACTCTTCCAGGGCTTGGATGAGTTCCTGACACACGGCGGTTTTCTGCCGAGCGACTGGGAGGGCAAGCGCAAGGCGTTCACCCCGGAGCAGGGGGACGTCATCGCCGAGGCGCTGGGCGACGCCTACGCCTACCGCAACGACTCCGGCGAGAGGGACGAGGAGGACCTGGAGGAGTACGAGCGGGAGGCGTGCCGCCGGTACACGCAGCTGGCGACCGAACTGGGCGTGAAGATCGCCAACTGATCCTGTGGTTGAGGGTGCGGGCCGCCACGGCGGCCCGATGCCTCCGGCACAGGGCCGGAAGTGAGCACGAGGAGCGACCATGAAGCTGCACACCGACATCCTGACGTCGATGAACATCGACGAGGCGCTGAACCGAGCCAAGGAGGCGGGCAAGGTCACTCGGGACATCTACTTCGTCCAGAAGAACGGCGCCGGGTCTCGGTCCCGCCGGGCCGGGTACGAGATCCAGCTGGGCACCGACGACAAGACGTCGGGACCGACCAACTCCCGGCGCTTCAAGAACAGCGGCTGGACCGGCGCCGACACGGTGTACGCGGCGACCTACGACGAGTGGGGATGGTTCATCGCCCAGCTCTTCCAGGTCGACCCTGACGCCATCTTCGGCGGCTACAAGGGCGTGGAGGACTTCCACGAGCAGACCAAGAACGCGTATCGCTGATCCTGCGGGTGAGGGTGGGCGCCGGGTAACCGGCGCCATGCCTCCGGCGCAGGGCCGGACAGAATGAGGGAGACATCATGGGCAGCGTCCTGGACTACTTCGTCCGTCACATCACGCTGGTGCTCGACAACGACGAGGTGACCTACAACCGAATGACACGGACGGCGATCCGCATCGTCCGCAACAGCGGGGTCACGGTCTCCGAGTGGAAGAAGATGAACAGCGAGGACCGCCGCGACGAGTACGCCATGAAGATCGGCGAGCGTCTGGTGGAGATCATCGAGGATGAGTACCTCGCCGAGGCGGTCAGTGACGGCACGGTCGGCGCGCAGCTGATCAGCGAGGTCATGATCACCGGCGACAGCGCGTTCGTCTACGAGATCGGCAGTCACTACATCCCCGAGGACGCCGACGTCGTCGACCTGCTCGACGACGAGGACGAGGACGAGGACTGATCCTGCGGATGAGGGTGCGGGCCGCTGAAGCGGCCCGATGCCTCCGGCACAGGGCCGGTATGTACGAGGGAGTGGCGATGGCAACCCTTTACGGCGTGATCTACACAGCCGACGACGAGAGCACCACCGAGCACTCGGCCCACATCACCAAAGATGACGCGGCACGGGCTGGCGCTGAGCTGGTCAAGGCCGAGGTCGAGCGCATCAGGTCGTGGGACCCGTCAGCGCCTGACCTGCCCGAGGCGTGGGCAGGCGACTGGGACCTGATCGACTGGATGCGCTCGCACTACGAGGTGCGTCTGGAGATCGAGCCCGTCGAGGTCTCCGAGGATGTGATCCGGGCGCTGATTGCCCGGCGCTGATCCTGCGGATGAAGGTGCGGGCCGCTACGGCGGCTCGTCGCCTCCGGCGCAGGGCCGGATGGAACGAGGGAGACACCATGACCATGCCTCACATCAAGGTCTACCGCGAGTGGACCGTCTGGGAGAACGAGGGCGACGACGAGCCCACCGTGGTCAAGCAGGAGGAAGACACCTACCCCTGCTTCCCCGATGCGATCGACCACCAGGACGGCCTGACGGTCGTCGACCTGGCGGTGGCGGTCCTGGAGGGCAAGCTCTACGTGACCGAGACCAGCAACCACCCGTGGTCGCTGGGGAGCTGGTACAGCGCCACTCCTGGCCCCGATCACAGCTGGGGCATGAACGGCGCCGACGAGAGCCTGACGGCGCACCTGGAGGGCTTCACACCGGAGGAGGAGACGACGATCTTCGAGACGGTGAGCAAGCACGTGCCGTCGATGCGCTGACCGTACGGATGAGGGTGGCTGCCAGCACGCTGGCAGCTCGCCTCCGGCGTACGGGCCGGACTGACGAAGGGAAACATCATGAGCCTGAACTGGGACACCACCGCGTGCGTCGAGGACGTCACCAGCGAGGAGCACTGGAAGATCACCGAGGCCATCATCTGGGGCACCATGGCCGTGGACATGGGCCGGATCACCGAGGCGAACTACAAGAAGTTCGCCAAGCGGATCGACATGGTGCAGGGTCTGTACGGCGCGCTCTACCAGGTCTTCGAGGATGGGAAGGTCGTGGACCGCCCGGTCACCGAGGAAGACATCCGCCGGCGCATCGGTCTGAAGACCAATGTGACCACGACCAGCGACGCCAAGTTCAACAAGCGGATGGCCGATGCGCTTCAGCGCAAGGGCCGGGCCTGACCGTACGGATGAGGGTGGGCGCCAGCACGCTGGCGTCGCGCCTCCGGCGTACGGGCCGGAACGACGAAGGGAAGCAAGATGCAGCGAGACAACCTGGCTATCGCGGTGTCCTACGAGGGTGAGCGGGAGGTTGACAGCGGCGGTGTGAGCAAGCTGGCCGAGCTGTACCGCCAGATGCAGTACGGCGCGGACATCCGGATCCTGAGCGTGGCCGCGCTGGACGAGGGCGGGGTGCTGGTGCCGGTGAAGCACGAGATGCTGCCCTACACCTTCGACGACAACTCGATGGCCTACCCGGTCGTCAAGGTGACCATGCCGGACGGCCTGGCCGAGTGGGCGACCTTTTCGCTGGACGGCCGCGCCTAATCGTGCGCTGATGGTGGCGCCCGGCTTCGGCCGGGCGTTGCCACCGTCGCATGACGGACACACTGTCACGACCAACTTGACAGTGGGGTTGAGATGCACTACGTTGGGTCTCAGCAGGGAAAACGACACACGGAGGTCACCATGGGGAAGCTGCTCGCATCCAAGTTCCTGGAGCAGGTCATTCACCAGATGCCGGAGGACGTACTGGCCAACTACGGCAACTGCAGCGTGCCGGAGTCACACGAAAGCCCTGGTGCTCGGTTCCTCAACGGAGCACGTCAAGGCTTCCTGCAGATTCTGGATCAGTACAACGGCGAGAGCCGGCAGGAGACCCAGGACAAGGTCTGGGGCGTGGCTGCGGAATGCCCGGCTGGAGTCATCAGCCTGCTTTGGGAGCAGTTCGCCGACCTGCACGCCTACCGCGAGGACATCGAAATGGAGATGCGCTCGCTGAACGACATGGCGCACATCGCGTTGCAGCAGATCGCCGAGCGCGTCATCCAGGACCTGCTCAACGAGTGGTTCGACCAGCTCGAAGCGCCCGAATACTACTGACGTACGGATGATGGTGCGGCCCGGGTGACCGGGCCGATGCCACCGCTGTACGGCGGAACGATCGAGAGTGAGGCAGGCATGACAACCTCTTACGTGCTGACGGTTCGGCACCCCGACTACGGCAACGAGTACACAGTCGACGGCGACGTGCATGTCGTCGACATCGACCTGGGCAACGGATTCTTCGTGCGGCCCGGCGACTACGAGACCGCGATGGACTTCGCGCTCTCCGTCGACAGGCTGTCGGACGTGCCGATCACCTCCCCGGTCTTCTCGGCCGGGCTGGCCATCTTCAGGGAGGCGCTGAGGGACTGGGACAACGTGCTGCCGATCATCGACGAGTACGAGCAGGAGCGCTGCCGCGTCGCCTGATCCGTGCGCTGATGGTGCGGCCCGGTCATCCGGGCCGCCGCCACCGCCGCACGGCGGAACGATCGAGGGAGCAACCATGGTCAGGTACTGCGAGGACAAGCTGGTCGACGAGCACGGTGACAAGCAGGAGGACATCACCTGCCCCGGCCACCTCAGCAAGTTCGACGACTGCGTCCAGGAGGCGCTGTGGGAGCTGGTGCTGGACAACGGCGGCGAGCTGCAGACGGGGACCGACGACTTCGAGGGCACCTTCACGCTCTTCAACTTCGCCGACGAAGAGGCGGTGGAGATCAACCCGGATGGTGTCGACGCCCGCTGGGTGATGGTGCCGGAGGGCTACTACATCCTGCAGACCACCAGCGGCGGGTTCGTCTACACGCTGAAGTACGAGACCTACCGCGAGGCGCGGGAGGCGTACGAGGTGGCCGACGACCGCTACAGCCGCTGGGAGAAGGGGTGCGAGCAGACCGGGCACGAGGTCTGCGAGACCGAAGACGAATGCCAGCTGGGTGGAATCCCCGCCTGACGCCGGCAAGGATGCGAGAAGGAGAGGGCGATGCCTGAAGACCACTACGACCTGCTGCACCGCACGCTGGGCGGCGGGCTGAACGATCGCCAGCACGGCGCGGTGTACGGGCTGGCCTACCAGTTCGGCCACAGCGCCGGGGAGGACGAGGTCAGGGTCTACTACGAGGACCTGGCGGACATGGCCCGAGCGGTCATCGACGCCAACGACGAGCGCTGATGGTGCGGCCCGGCATGTCCGGGCCGACGCCACCGCCGCTCGGCGGAACGAGACACAGGGAGCACCGAATGCGCACTATCACGGCAGATGATTTCGACGTCTACACCCTGGACGAGCTGGAGCCGGAAGCACGGCTTCGGGCCATCGGCGAGGTCGCCGAGAAGCTGGGCAGCACCTGGTGGGACAGCAACGACAACGACGACATCAGCGACGTCATGCGCTACACCCTGGCCAACAAGTTCGGCACTCCTGGTCACGGTGACTTCGGCGTCGGCGACTTCCCCGGCATCACGGGAGTCACGCTGCAGAGCTGGGACCTGGACCGGGGCAACTACATCGGGCTGACGGGTGTCCTGACCCGCGAGAACGCGCCCGCCCTGCCCTGGACGGACGGCGTCGAGCAGGTGGCACTGCGAGAGGGCAACGAGTACACGTCGATCGACGTCGAGTTCGACGACATGCTGGCCGAGCCGGACATGGAGCTGGCCAACGACCAGATGACCGAGGCGATCACCGACGCGATGCACGAGGCGCTGCGCGACGGCCGGGCCGAGATGGAATACAAGACCGGTGAGGAGTACGCCGCCGGTTTCATCGAGGGCAACGGTCTGGAGTTCCTGGAGGACGGCACGCAGTACCCCTGATCGAGCGCTGATGGTGGCGCCCGGCTCCGGCCGGGCGTTGCCACCGCCGCTCGGCGGAACGGGACACAAGGAGTGGACATGGCAGGCATGAAGCAGCTGATGACGGCGATCGAGGAGATGGCGGAGACGCTGGCCAACAGCGACACCGCGCTGGCGCACCTGACGTGCCGCGAGGTGGGCTCAATCGTGGACGTGCTGGTGTTGTCGGGCTTGGAGCAGCACGTCGGCGGTGTCCTCATGGGGCACGCCTACGGCGACAGCGGCACGGGCGACACGCACCACGATCTGTACCAGTCAGACGAGCGGGGCAACGAGGACGAGCTGGTGGACGGTTACATCGAGGCCGCGAAGCAGCGACTCGGCGTGCGCTGATGGTGCGGCCCGGCATGTCCGGGCCGACGCCACCGCCGCACGGCGGAATCCCGAGCAGGAAGTGAGACCACCATGAAGCAGGAACTCAAAGGTCAGGCCCGCCTGGACCCGAACGCCGCCGAGTACGAAGAGGCCATCGGGGGCGGGCTCAGCGCCGAGAGCACCGTGGCGCTGGGGTGGCCCACGGAGGACATCAACCCCAGCGACACCCCGGCCGAGGCAATCGAGCGGTTGTGCAACTACAAGGCCGGGATCGCAGCGCGGGCGCTGGCCGAGTACGCCCGGCTCACCGGCGGGCAGGGCGAGTCCATCCGAACCAACGCGGGTGACTTCGTCACGGACCTGATGCACCTGCTCGACGCCCTGGAGGTCGAGTTCTACGAGATCGCCGACTACGGCTACGACAACCACGCGGCAGAGCAGACCGAGCAGTGATGGTGGCGGCCGGGCATCCCGGCCGCACGCCACCGCCGCTCGGCGGGACGAACGCTACGAACGGAGCGACATGGACATCAAGACCCTGAGCGACAGCGACCTCTACGCCCTGATGACCGACATCCAGAACGAGCTGCGGCACCGTACCGAGGTGCAGGCCGCAACCTCTCTGATCGGCGTGCTGCAGGCCAACCAGTACACGGCCGCCTTCGCCCCGCTGGCCAAGGCGATCAGCTTCGGCTCCAAGGAGTACGACAACGGGTTCTTCTACGACTCGGCGCAGGCCGAGCTGACTCTCGGCAGCGGAACGAGGGTGCAGGTCGACCTGTCGGACATCAGCGAGGTCGAGGAGCTGCTCACCGACCTGAGCGACTCCGAACGGCGCGAGTACGGCTCGCTGTTCGAGACGAGCAGCGTTCGGATCGACCTGCGCACCGGCGAGGTCGTGCACCGCTGACGTGCACCGATGGTGCGGCCCGGCTCTGGCCGGGCCGACGCCACCGCTGCATGGCGGAAGACAACAAGGAGAACGCGATGACCAGCCAGATCGAGACCTACTACTTCTTCGCTGCCAATGGGGTGGAGTTTGCGGCTGTCGCGGTGCCCGCCAGCATCGAGGGGCCTAACAGCCTCCGGGCGCCGGCCGGCCGCACTCACGCCATCGTCGAGTTCTACGACCTGCGCTTCCCGGGCCGAGCCCGCGGCAGCGAGCCGGGCCAGTTCGTGTCGTACTACCGGGCGAACGACATCATGGGGCAATACGACGGGTCCGTGGGCTTGGATCTTCAGGGCGGCGTGGACGCGTGGACGGTCGACGCGCTGAACATGCTCGACGTCTCGACGTGGCTTGCCACGATTGAGGGAAATGGCTGGCTGGAATAGATCCAGCCAGACTGACGATAGGAGCCAGGCATGAGCACTCCCCCTGCGGAGCCGGAGCCGGAACGCACGATCAGCGAGATCGTGTACGGCAAGGTCGAGGGCATCGACGCCACCGAGGATGAGCAGGAGCGCCTGAAGGACTTCCTGCGCACCAACCCGACGCTGCGCCTGTCGAACCTGATCCGGGTGTGGTTCCCTGACCTGGCCGCCGAGGTGGCGGCCGAGGCGGAGAACTACGACACCAGCGGCGACCCGAACTACACGGTTCGCGGCGAGGCCGTAGGCGAGACTCAGCAGGCGGAGGGGCTGAACCGGGGTGACGCCTGGGTCGCCCGGTTCGTCGGCGACTACATCGGCCAGGCGCTGCGCGAGGTGGATGCGCGAGAGCTGGCGAACGAGCACTATCGCCTGCGGATGCAGGAAGGGCAGCTGCAGGGCTGACGTGCGCTGACGGGACCGCCCAGCGAGGGGGCTGGGCGGTGCCACCGTCGCACGACGGACCTAGTGTCACGCTCTACTTGACACTAGGGTTGAGGTGCACTACGGTGTGTCTCAGCAGGGAAAACAACAAGGAGGAACGGATGATCTACAACGTGCGACACAGCGTCGTGCACCTCGTCGAGGCGCAGTCGCCGGAGGCGGCTATCGCGGCATTGCGCGACAGCCTGCTGCGAGCCGGGTTCGAGCCCTTCACCGACGAGGCCACCGACGCCTTCGAGACCGTCGACCAGGACGCCACCGCCGATTCGCTGCCCTGACCGAGCACCGATGGTGCGGCCCGGCACGTCCGGGCCGACGCCACCGCCGCTCGGCGGAACCCCAAACGAACGGAGCAACATGAGCGACATCGACACCCGCCCCGGCCTGTGGCTGTTGACCAGCCAGCGCCGCCCCCACATCGTCATCGACACTAGGACCGGCCAGCCGGTCAGCAAGGGCGACGAGATCACGTCGTTCCGTGGCGAGAAGAGCACACTGCAGTCCGTCTCCCGAGGCCCGCAGTACAACGGCACCTCGAAAGTCACCAACGCCAAGGGTTGGGAGTATTACGACTCGGTGTACGAGCTGCTCGTCCTGCCCCTGATCGAGGTCGGCGAGCTGTACCGTCTCGACATCTACAACCGGGAAGACATGATCCGGAAGTACCACTTCGTCCAGATCACCGACATCGCCGAGGACCGTACGGTCACGGCGTACGAGGTGGACGACGACGGCGGGCCGACTTCCAACGAGATCACCTTCCGCTGGGACGACGTCTACATCGCGGACCTGTACGCAGACGTGTGCTGATGGTGGCGGCCGGGCTTCCCGGCCGCACGCCACCGCCACACGGCGGAACCTACGAGCGAGAGTGAGACCCCCTATGAGCACCCCGAAGCAGACCAAGACGATCGGTTCGGTCGTGGCCAGCCTCATCGCCGGCAAGCCGGCCGGGCCGGGCGCCCCGGACCGCTACAACGGCAAGCACCGCCGGACCCGCAAGCTGCTCCCGGGCACCTCTGGCCGGCCGACGGACAACCCGCCGCCGCCGGCCGCGGCCTGACGACGCACCGGCCAGCCTTCGGGTTGGCCACGTGCTGCTGACCCGCACGTCAAGTACGGCTTGACGCAGTCAGTGTCAACTGCTACCTTGAGTTCACCGCAAGGGAGATGGTGGCCGCCGGTTACGACCGGCGGCGCGCCACCGCCGTGCGGCGGAGGGAAAACCCCTTAAACGAAGGAGATCCACCATGAACGTCTACGCCGTGAGCTTCAAGGGCCGCTCGACCCGCCGCGCCGATGGTGCACAGGGCCGCGAGACCCGCACCATCGAGGCCCTGGACATCCACGACGCCCGCTCACTGGCCAGCGAGCTGGCTGCCGCCGGCCTGAAGCTGGACGGGGTGGTGTGCGACGAGGTGAACGTGGCCAACGTCGTCAAGGTCAAGGTCAAGTACTGATCGTGCGCTGATGGTGGCGCCCGGCTTCGGCCGGGCGTTGCCACCGCCGCACGGCGGACGAACGAAGGAGGACATGTCAGATGGATTACCAGCACGGAAGCTTGCAGCAGTGGCGAGAGCAGGCCGAGCGTGCGCTGGCTGAGGCCGAGGCCGAGGTAGCCAGGGCGGCCAAGGGGCAGGCCATGTACGCGACCTGTCAGGCTTTCCCGGACGCCTTCACCGTGGTCTTCGCCGACCACCGGGGGCGCGAGATGGACGAACCGGTGGTCATCTCGCAGGTCCTCACCCGCAGCCGCCACGACCTGCTCGCCGCGACTCGGCACGACAGCGGCCCCGAAGACCAGGCGGAGTGGGAGAAGCGCCAGCAGGAGCGCCTCCCGCTGGACGAGATCGCCGAGATGATCACCCGGGCCTACGACATCGACCCGGAGCTGTTCCGGGACGCCAGGCGCCCCGAAGATCGCTTTCAGGCCTACGCGGAGCGCCGGTACGAGTTCGACGTGCACTGACGGTGGCGCCCGGCCCTGGCCGGGCGTTGCCACCGCTGCACGGCGGAGAAAACACAGGAGGAGCGATGCCCGACATCACCAACGAAAGATTCATGGCCCGGCCGGCGGCCGAGCGGCAGGAGGTGCTCCGGCTTCTGATGGCTGGCCAGCGCGGCGCCAACCTGGCCCTGGCTCGATTCCTGGCAGCCGACGCGGCGGCCCGGGTCCGCGAGATCCATGCGACGGCCACCGAGCTGCTCTTCGACGTGACCGAGGTCACGGAGCAGGGCAACGAGGGGCTCCTGGCTGACACCGCCCTGGTCCTGGACCGGGACGGAAGGGTGCTGTTCGACGGAGCTACGGCGCCGGCGCACAGCTGCGAGGAGCTGTTCGAGGTGGAGTACCTGATCGCCGAAGCGGCCGACAACGGGCATCTGTTCGGCCAGAGCGGGTCGCGCTGGCGCCTGGACATCGAGGCGGGCGAATGAACAAGGTCGCCATCACCGACCCGTCCGTGACCGTGATCTACGGGGTCACGGAGGACGACAACCCGCTCGACGCAGCGATGCGCATGATCGACGAGGCCAAGGTTCGCCCGGCGCACGACCGGCCCGGCTACTTCCACAACCAAGACCCCGGCGAGCACATCAACGTGCACACCCACCACGCGGACTCGCTGCCCGAGCAGTGGATGGAGATGGCCCCGCTCGGCGTGCAGAAGGCCGGCGACGTGGGCGGCGATGCGCAGGTCAGCGAGGCGTTCAGTCGGCGCTGGGTGATGCGCCGGCGCGTCGGCGACTGGGCGGTCTTCACGGCCACCTTCTACGTCGCGCTGGTCCCCCCGAGCGCCGGGGCTGACCAGCCTCGCGTGGTCGAGGTCATGGAGGACTACGAGATCGCCGAAGACCTGCACGACCTGGACGGCTCGCAGACCTTCGCCGAGACGCGGTACCGCGGCCTGGTGGGCGAGCCGACCGAGGAGCACGCCCGGCTGCTCGCAGAGCAGATGAACGCAGGGCGCGTCCAGTGGACGGGCTCCGAGTTCTACGGGCACTTCATCCCCCTGCGCTGATGGTGCGGCCCGGCTCCGGCCGGGCCGTCGCCACCGTCGCATGACGGATACCGATGGGAGAAAGATGGACGCCGAAATCCGGGACGCCTACGGCAGGATGCTGTGGCTGGAACCCAAAGACCTGGCCGAGATCGCCACCCGGCACCGGAGCCGGAGCGGCGGGCTGGTCGCCCCGACCGACCCGAGCAGCCCTGCGGGCCTGTTCCTCGTGGACGCCAAGATGACCCTGCTCGGATACCTGGACGACAAGAACAGGCTGCCGGCGGCCGGCCGCGGCGACCAGGAGTTCCTGTTCCACTTCGTCGAGTCGGCCGCATCGGACGACGTCTGGCAGGCATTCGCGGAGCTGAGGGCCTGGCAGACGGGGCACGCCAAGGACTACTACGGCCTGGGCGCCAGCATGCCCTTCGAGCTGCTCAACAACATCGCGTGGGATATCTGCCGGAACCTGGTCACCGACTTCTGCGCGAAGGGGTCGCAGCGCTGATGGCTGGCTACGGCAAGGTGAAGTACCGGATTCTGGTCGAGGTCGAGGTTGACCTGGACGCATGGGTCGAGGCTCGCCAGCCCAGCAATAAGAGCGAGACAAACGTCAGGGCGAACGTGCAGCACGAGACCGAGTTGGCCTGCCAGGACGAGGCATTCGTCGGCCTGGTCAGCGACCACTTCCAGGCCCACGGCGGGGCCGTGCGCATCCTCGCCCCGACACGACCGGCCTACACCGACTGACGTCTTCTGTGCCGGCCGGGCTCCCCGGCCGGCGCGGTGGTCGCCAGACCAGGACCACCGCGAGCAGAGGAGCAACCCCACGTGACCCGACTGCAGCGAATCGCCGCCGAGGCGCGAATCGCCAACCAGACAGATCAGACGATCACCCACGAGATAGCCCGGAGCGTAGCCGAGTACTTCGGTCTGGGCTCCGAGGATCCCCTCGACGACGAGTTCGTCCGGATCGGCCGGCTGCCGACCCGGATCCGGACCGTGATGGAGATCCACCAGGCGCTGACTTTCGGCCACACCGAGCTGCACATGGCGATGGCGTTGGGTCGTTACATGCGCAAGCGCGTCACCCAGGGCCTGACCGGAGAGACCTTCGGCTGGGCCGAATTGATCAATTAACAGGAGGAATCATGACTGAGCAGAAGACCCCTTACTTCCCCTCGGGCAAGCGTGGCTGGGATGCCACGGCGACCGTCGAGGAGATGGCCGAGTGGGTGCTCGGCGCGCTCAACAACGACAACGTTGTTCGCTTCGTCACCGACCACGACCTGGACCTCAGGGCTATCGACAGCATCACCGACCTGGAGGTCGACCTCGACAACTGGACGCCGGGACACGTCGAGATGCCGCGGTCCACGATCATCACACTGGCCAACGGGCAGAAATTCCGGGTGACGATCCAGGAGGACTGACGATCGTGCCGATGATGGTCCGTCCGGCTTCGGCCGGGCGTGGCCACCGGGGCATGACCGGGATGTCATAAGCAACTTGACACGTAGTACGTAGAGCGCTACGCTACTCGAAACCAAGGAGGAATCATGATCGACCTGGGTAAGTGGCCCACGCTGCGCGTCGTCGGAGAGCCGGTGACCGAGGCAGAGGCAAGCCGAATCCTGATCGGCACGTTCTCGTGGTGGGGCGCCTTCGCCAACGACAAGGACTGGCTGGGTCAGGTGCGCGCCATCGCAGGCGAGTTCGGGATGCCGGTCGAGCCGCTGCGCGACGACTTCGGCTCCCACGACGAGTATGTCAAGCATGCGTTCCGGGTCTGGCTGCCGGCATTCACCACGTGGACCGAGGAGCACGGGGTGCTCACCACGATCAGCCCGGACAGCATCGGCAACGACCGCATCACCGGCACCTACCGGGCCTGGTGTCACTGGGATGGCCTGATCGAGGGCCAGTACAGCGTCGGCAAGGACCCCGGCGAGGACGAAATCCTGGATGAGTGGGAGCAGATCGCCCGGCTGCACCCCGGCCTGGTCCTGACCGCCGATCTCGTCTCGGAGCACGACGACTGCCGGGGTGACACCAGCAACCCGGAGGGTTACACCGCCGCGTATCGCTACCACGTGGCCCACGGCATGGTCCGGATGGAGCAGAGCCTCAGCTTCGAGCCGCTGGTGCTCAGTGACGAGTACATGCACCGGGCGCACAACGAAGACCGGATGAGCGACCGCGGGACGACCCCCGAGCGCCTGCGCCGGGCGTTCCGAGACCTGGTGGGTGCCTGATGAAGGTCTTCCTGCTCTGCCGCGTCCTGGGCCGGCACAAGCCGGTCCCGTCCTGGGTGTCCAACAAATGGCGCCACTCCTACTGCGAGCGCTGCAAGCTCGACCTGTGCTCGCCCGCCTGACCACGAAAGGATCAGCCGTGACCTACGACGACCTGCTCGCCGCCGTCGAGCTGCACCGACCGCAGCTGATGGACAAGCACGCCCACCCCACCACCGACCCGGCCAAGATCGTCCACCGGCGCTGTGGGGAGTGCCGGATCAACATCCCCGTGCAGGGGTGCCCCACCTGGGAGCGGGGCAAGATCGATGCGTGACATCGACCGGCTGATCGAGTTCATCCAGGAGTGCGACCGGATCCCTCCGGTGCACAAGCGCGTGCTCATCAATCGGATCGAGTCGCCCCCGACCCGGGAGGAGCTGGACCGGGCGGCGGCCGAGGTGCGCGCCGAGAGCGCGCCGGCGGGAGGCGATGCCTGATGGCGGGCTCGTACTGCCAGTACTGCGACCGTCGCTGCTTCGTCTCGCGTCAGGTCATCGTGGCCGGCCAGCTGGTCTGGGCCGGCCACATGGCCACGTGCGAGCGCGGCAAGGAGCACGACCGGAACGCGATCGGCATGGACTCCACCACCGCGCACAACCCGGTCTGGGACGAATGCCCCTGCGCGCTCTGCAAGCCTGCCGCGGTCGGCTCGGGGGGTCCCGATGCCCAGTAACCGCCTCGCGGGGCACACGCTCCCGCTGGAGGGGCGCGTGCAGCTCGCCGGTCGGCTGATCGGGGACGGCAACGGGGAAGGGCGGGCGGTCTGCTCGTGCACCGACTACTCGCCCCTGCTGCCGTCCACGCGCGCCCGCCAGCAGTGGCACCGCGAGCACAAGGACGAGATCCGCTCCCGACGCAGCCCGGAGGAGTCGTGATGCACAGGACTCAGTTCGAGGTGCGCAACACGGACGGCACCCTGCTGGACGTGGGCGACTTCATCAACTGCCCGGACCTCGCGGATACCCGCATCGACCGGTGCCTGAAGCACTACCCGGAGGCCACCGTTATCCGCTCCGACGACCCGGACTGGTATCAGGGGAAACCGGCGCCCGCGGGCACGGAGGGAGAGTGACCATGGGCGTCTCCGAGAGCGGGTACACCCACCCGCTGGTCCACGTCAATCGCAGCTCCCCGGACCCCTCGATCCCGCCGTGTTACGACTGCGGCGCCCAGGTCGACGACTACTACACGGAACCGAACCGGTGCGGCCCCTGCCACGCCAAGCATGTCAAGTGTGGGGGTGCACCCCTGGAGCCGTCCGGCGTGCCCTGCGATTACCACGACTTCCCGCACGGGGAAGCGTGTCCGGGCGCCCCGGTGTGCTCGCTGGGCCGGCCCGGTAGCCCGCCGAATCCGGGAGCGGATCATGCCTGAGGACCCGATGCACATCGACAACGTACGGGTGCGGCAAGCCGCGGACAGCGCAGAGCGGGACATGTTCCGGGACCTCGCCCGAGAGATCGACGGCCCGTCGCCGCCCGGTATCGGTGCCCTGCTGAGGCGAGCGCTCAGCCAGCCCGCGGCGAGTACCGCGCCCAATCCGCCGACGCGGTGCTGCGATCGGTACGGCATCGGAGACCACGACAGCGCAGACCACGCCGATCCCGATCTGATGCGCATGCAAAGTTGGGACGCCCACGAGAACGCCGAGCGGGTCGAGGACGATACCGGTTCGTAGCACTGAGGGCTTCTGTCGCCGCCGGCCCTGGGCCGGCGGCGTGCAGTGGACGTCAGTTCAAGAGGGGAGATCGATGGAAACCACACACAAGAAGCAGGTCCGGGTCGCGTTTCTCGACGAGGAGACACAGGGCATCGGGCCGAACGGCCGTGGCACTCGGGTCGCGCCCGGTGCCTACATCATCGCTGACCTGGACGGCATGGAGCCGGGGATGCTGATGCTGCAGGTCGCCGGCAGCATCCTGCTGCTGGCGATCGTGCAGGAGAGCGACGCCAACCACATCCAGGAGGTCCTGGATGGTCCGCACGCCCGTGATTGGGCCGCCTACTACCGCGCCCACCCGAACACCGTGGCCAGCTGGGGCGAGCAGAACGGCCGGCGGCCGGGTGCGCCCTATAACCAGGAGGACTGATCATGGACTACAGCGTTGACATCGTCCCGATCGAGACGATCGTCGGGCGCGTCGCCCGGGACCAGATCTTCCCGCTGGGCCGCTACACCCACATCGGTGCCAACCTGCCCGAGATCACCGAGCAGTACGCCGACGACTTCCTGACCTCCATCGCCCAGGAGCAGGCGCCGCCGCTGACCATCACCCTGGACTCCAGCGGGGTGGTCGTCTCCGGCCAGCACCACCTGAGCATCCTGGTCGGCGCCCTGCTGCACCCGGACGAGCGCCACAACTGGGTGGAGCTGCCGAAGTTCCTCGACACGATGGTGGTCACCGACATCGGCGAGCCCAGCGGACCGACTGTCTGGTCCTCCTATGAGCCCGCCGGCCACGCCGTGACCTGGCTGCCGGTGAACTACATCCCCCGCACGGCGGCCTGGACCAGTTGGTGCGAGACGCTCGGGAACTCGCAGCTGATCACGGCCCGGGAGGCCCGCAAGGTCCTGTCCGAGGCGAACCGGATCGCCCGGATGTTCATGGACTACCGGGTGGTCCTGATCCGCGCTGGCCGGAACGTCAGCGGCTCGCGGCTCGCTGAGCTTATGGCGGCCCGCGGCCAGCACTGATCGCAGGCGGCGCCAGGATGCACGATGATGGAGCGTACGCATCTACCGACGTCCATCCTGGCACCGCACCCGCACTGAGGAGATCGAATGCCGTTCACCAACAGCCTGCAGGTCGTCGAGCACGACATCCGGTCGTGGAAGCTGCTCAACGACCTGCACTATCAAGGCGACACCGACCACTTCACCGTGCCGGCCGGCTATGTCACCGACTTCGCCAGCGTGCCCGACTCGCTCGTGTGGCTGCTCAACAAGACCGGCCCTTACACCCGGGCCGCGGTCGTGCACGACTGGCTGATCACCGACGAGATCCCCGCCAAGCGGGTTACCTCGCGCGACACCGACGGCCTGTTCCGCCGGATCATGCGCGAGGAGGGCGTCCCGTTCCCGAAGCGCTGGGTGATGTGGGCCGCCGTACGCATGGGCGCCCTGTTCTCCCCCGGCCGGGCATACGGCCGGCAGTTCTACCGCGACGCGCCGCTGATCACCCTGATTGCCGTGCTGTCGCTCCCCATCGTGCCGGCGACCCTGCTGGTGCTGATCACCCGGACGCTGTTGCGCCCCCTGCGGTAGAGAGGGATGGCCATGCTGGACCCGAGCGAAGCCTGGGCGCTGGACGTCGAGGACGGCTCGCCGCCGACCATCGAGCACCCCGAGATCTTCACGCAGGGAATGACCTGCCTTGGGTGCCCTGAGACATACGAAGGCATGCTGACCAGCGGCCTGCTGTTCTTCTTCCGCTACCGGCGAGGCCTGGCCTTCCTGGGCGTCGCGCCGACCGAGGACGGCGCGCTGATGGGCACCGAGTCGCAGGGGACCGGCGCATCGATGGCGGTCGGGGATGACCTGCAGGGGGTATTCAGCAACGACCAGCAGCGCAACGACACGTTCGCCGCGCTGCTGGACCGGATCTACCACTGACGTGCGCTGATGGTCGCAGCCGGGCCTGCCGGCTGCGTGCCACCGTCGCATGGCGGAGAGATGAGGAGTCATGGAGAGCAGCAAACGAACCGAGAAGTGGCTGGTGCTGAACAGCTCGCTCGGCTGGCCGATCGAATGCAAGGACGCCGACCAGGCGGCCGACATGGTCCGCGAGTTCCGAACGGACAACACGCTGGTCGAGCGGATCGTCACCGTGACCACCACGACCACCAGCCAGGTGACCGTGGCTGAGTTCCTGGGAGAGCCCTAGTGGTCTGGCAACGTGGCCGGCTCCGCGCCGGCGGAACCGGCTTCGTCGGCGAGTCGGCCGGAGCGGGCCTGCGCGCCGACGACAGCAAGCGGATCGCCTGCCCGAAGTGCGGCGCAGGGATCCGGATGCGCTGCCGCGGCAAGGACGGTCACTACCTGCAGCGGCTGCACACGGAACGACAGGCCGCGTTCAAAGAGGTCAGACAGCCTTCGCTCACGGCCCGCCGCCGGCCCGCGCAGCGCCCGCAAGCAGAAGAGGGAGAGGAGTGACGATGCGACTGTTTCTCGTAACCGACTGGGCCGCCAGCTTCAACGAGCTGGAGGCCGCGGTGGTGCTGGCCGACTCGCCCAACGAAGCCAGGGAGCTGGTCGAGGAGGCCGACCTGGCCGCCGCTGCCAGGCCGAACCGCGACGGCTCGATGCCGCCGCTGCGCAAGGGCGCGCAGCTGGTCGTCCTGGAGTTGCCGATGGAGCGTGGCATCGTGCACGGGAACGGCCGGTGGGCCTGATGGTCGACCCCGTCCTGCACGGCATGTTCCTCGGCGACGTGCTGCTGACCGCCCTGATCGACACCGAGGGCTCGCTGGGCACCTGGGCCATCTGCGGATCCTGGCAGACCGAATCCTGCCTGGAGGTGGCCGTACGGCAGGCCAGCGGGGTCCGGATCCATATCAACCGGCAGGTCATCGAGCGCGGCCTGGCGCGGGCGCTCGGCTGTGAGGGCAGCGGGCCGACGGAGCTGGATGCCGATGCGCACTCCAGGATCGTGAAGGCCGACGCCAAGCAGGATGCCAGCCACCTGACGCCGGCGGCAGCCAGCATGGTCATCCAGCTCGGGGTGTTCGGCCGGGTGCTGTACCGATGACCGTGCCGCCGCGGAAGGTCAACGGGCAGTGCCCTGAGTGCCTGCGCCACGACCTGTGGCAGGCGCCACGTAACTGCGTGCGCTGCGCCATGCAGGAGGCGGACCAGATGGGCTACAAGGCCTTCAACCTCTCCGAGATGTCGGCCTGGGACGACGACTTCTACGCCACCCTGATCAGGCACTACGAGGCCGGCTGGGTCCGGCCGGCGCACTTCTACGTCTACGTGGGCTACACCCGCGGCCGGCTCAACCTGCCCATGGAGCCGCTGATGAGCCTGGACGCGACAGGCTGGGACGCCGCTGCCGGGCGGTACGAGAGCGCGGTAGTCGCCACCATGGCGGCGATGCGCGCAACCTACCGGTACGAGGCGGTGTGGATCGTGACGAAGTCCGGTGCCTGGATGATCGCGGACACCCGTAGTTTCTAATCCGTCAAGTGACACTGGACAATGTCCGGATGATCAGGTAACGTACCTGGTAGAAGCCGGACCGATCCACTCAGCGCCCGCCGGTCGGCGGGCGCTGAGTGCTGTCGGGACGAAACCGCACGTAGTGAAGGGAGAGACCGTGATCAGCATCAACGACGTGATCGCCTTGAGCGAGAAGATCAAGAACGCACCCCAGTTCGCCGGCGCCGAAGGTGCGGCCACGGTGGCGGGCCTCATCGACGAGGCCCGCGTGGTCTACGGCAAGTGGCTGAACGTCACCCGGGCACGCATCCTGGCCGACGAGCACTACCTGAACGGCGCGTCGCAGCGCACCCTGGCGTCCACGCAGGGCGTCTCGGTCAACGCGGTCTCGCTGTGGCTGAAGCAGTACGGCCCGACGGAGTACGTGACCGTCCGGCAGGAGGCCGAGGCCTTCGTGATCGAGACCGTGAAGCCGCGGGCGGTCCGGGACCTGATCGGCGCCGGCCGGCGCGTGGCGCCATCCACGTGGGGTCTGTTCGACAACGACCTGGGCCTGATCTACACGGGCAAGCCCGAGAAGCTGTGGAACAACCTGGCCAGCCAGGCCTGATAGAGGGCACGCATCCATGAGGGGCGTGCCCTCTTGATGTTGGTGTCACATCTGACTTGACAGCGTAGGACAGTATTAGATAGGCTGACATCATAAGCAACGGAGGGAGAACGAATGGACAGGGACGCATTCACCGTGCTGATCGCGGTGTGCACGCTGTTCGTCGGCATGCTGCTGATGGGCATCGTGGACAGCCAGTTCGAGAAGGCTCGCTGCAAAACCCTGGAGCGGGAGATCGGCGTCAACCTCGCCTACACCTTCAGCACCGGCTGCGTGCCGGCAGACAAGCTGTGAGCGACGACCAGCAGGGCACCAGCTCTGCAGACAGCGTCGGAGATGGGTTCCGGCGCATCGAACTGGCCGGCGGTACCGAGCGCGGTGAGCGCGGTGTGCAGTGGGCCGCGGCCGAAATGGTCCGCCGGCAGCAGACTCCGCTGGAGGGCGACGAGTCACGGCGGGAACGCTGGGACGAACCGCTGATCATCTACGTCGAAGAGATCGGCGGCTTCAGCGAGCAGGCCAAAGACCTGCTCGCGCGACTTGCCCATGAGGGCCGATCGGAAGGCGTCGTCGTGTCGGTCAGGCGCGACGTGAAAGGCCCGAAGCACCCGGTCACCAGGCCGGTCTCGGAGCGGTTCGACCCGCCCCTGGAGTACCGGCCGTACGAAGAGATCTACGCCCTGGTGAACAGGCTGTGGGCAGACATCGAAAACCGAAGCACCACGAAGGGACGCAAATGACCGACGTCAACGAGGCTTTCCGCACCGAGCGCCTCTCCCAGATCGCCTTCGCCCAGAGCGCCGGCGAGCGGGCCGCGCAGAGCAACGAGGACCGGGTCCGCGAGTTCGACAGCCGTGTCGCGGACGGCAAGCTCCGCAACCTCGGCAACAACCGGTTCCAGGTCACCGACCCCAGCTCCTGGGACAACGGCGAGGTGCTGGTCCTGCGTCAGATCGACGTGCAGGGCGTGATGCAGCGGCAGATCCTGCCGGAGCACGGCCTCGACGACAGCACCGGCACCGTGAAGGTCTACTCCCGGGCGCCGATGTGGCACGAGCTGGGCACCGTCATCCCCGAGGGCGTCAGCGACATCGACACGGTCATGGAGCTGGGCGGCCTGAACTACCAGGTCGAGAAGCGGCCGTACCTCTATCGCAACCCGGTCACCGGCGTCGAGGAGACCCTCGACGGCCAGTTCACCACGTACCGGATGGACACCGGGAAGGCGCTCGGCACCGTCGGCAACATGTACGAGCCGGCGCAGAACCGCGACAGCTTCGAGTTCCTGGAGAAGCTGGTCGCCCGGACCGGCGTCATCTGGGAGTCGGCCGGCCCGCTGCGCAACGGCGCCAAGACGTTCGTCTCGATGCGCCTGCCGCAGGAGATCCGCATCGACCCGAACGGCGTGAACGACGAGATCCTGCCGTTCGTGATCGCCCTGAACAGCCACGACGGCTCCGGCAAGTTCGAGGTCATGGTCAGCCCGTGGCGCCCGATCTGCGGCAACACGGAGCGGTTCGCCGTCCGGGACGCGCTGGTCCGCTGGGGCACCCGCCACACCAGCAACGGCGACGACAAGATGCGCGAGAAGATCCTCGACGCGCAGCGCACGATGGCCAACTCGGTCCAGTACTTCGAGCGGTTTGTCGAGGAGGAGAACGCGCTCGCGCAGGTGGCGATGCGGGACTCCGACATCGACGCTCTGATCAACGAGATCTGGGGCGAGGTCGACGAGGACGCGACCAAGCAGGCCATCACCAAGCGCGCGAAGTTCGCGGAGAAGATCCGGCAGGGCCACGCCGTCAACGTGGAGCAGGTCGGGTCCACCCTCTACGCCTTCGAGCGCACCGTGACCGCGTTCGCGGACCACGAGAAGACCTACAAGCCGCGCTCCAGCTCGCTGAAGGGCAAGGACGCCCTCATCCGGGCGACCGCGGTGGTCGAGGATCTCTCGGGCGACCTGAAGAGCCGGGCGCACCGCAAGCTGATGCTCCGCGTCAACCGCTGACCTGACCATCACCGTCGTCGCCGGCTCCGGCCGGCGGCGAGCGGCGGTCGCCAGGAGGCGAACGAGACAGGGGAAACCATGACCAAGACGAACCTGAACGAGCTGATGGACCGGATCATCAACGGCCCCGACCCGTTCGAGCGGGCCAAGATCGCCTACGAGAACTTCGCTGAGGGCTGGCGCCGCGCGAACCAGGCGACACGCGGCATCGACGACCTGATGGATCGGAGCGCCGAGCTGGCCCGGTCCGGCGGCAGGGACACCGAGCTGCTGGTGGAGATCGCCGATCGTCTGGAGCGGTTCGCGGTCGAGAAAGAGCGAAGCCGAGTGATCGACACGATCACCGCCAGCACCGCCGCGGAGATGCGCTGCCTGTCGGAGGTCTACCGGCGGCTCGCCCAGAAGGACGACGAGTAGCAGCCTGACCATCACCGTCGTCGCCGGCTCCGGCCGGCGGCGTGCGGCGGTCGCCAGGAGGCGAACGAGAGAGGGGCAACATGTCGCAGCACCTGGAGTACTTCGAGTCCATCGCTCTGGACCTGAAGCAGCTGAGGTATCGAGACGACGACCTGGCGCAGCTGCTGGTCCGTGGCACCCGGTACGGCGGGGACTGGGTACTGAGCGCCAGTCCGTTCTTCGACGGCCAGCCGACGGACGCCGGCGTCGTCGGGAAGATCGAGACCACGGGCGTGAAGGGTGACGCCACCTGGGCGTTTCAGACCGCCTGCGTCTGGGTCGGGGACGCATGCAAGAAGGCGGACCTGGTGGTGGCGAGTTCGGAAGATCTCCGCAACCTGCTGCCGGCCGAGGAGCGCGAGTACTTCTGCAACGCGATGATCTTCATCGACCGGCTGCTCTGA